GGTGAAGAAGTAAGTGCATTCCATGTGGAGTGTGTAATAAGATAATTTACATAAGACTCTTATGTGAATTTAATTTTAATAAAAGTCCAAGGAGGACATATGAAAAATATATACTTAGATAGTAGAACACCTAAAAACAAGTTTTTCCATTTCAATATTTTAGGTTTTAAATTTAGAGTTAAAACTTATAAAAGATATACTAAGAAAAGATTTGATATCTATACAGATAATCAAGGTCTAGGATTAAACTTTAGCAGAAGATACTTTAAATTATATAGGAGTTAATAATGAAACAACTATGTACAATAACTGAGCGTAGTGGTGATGCTGAATACAGTTGGTACACCATTGCGTTGCATGATGAACCCTCTAAAGATATATTAGAAGAATTCTTTGGGGATTTAGATGAGGAAAGTAATGAGTGGGGTGAAAAATGGTTAACTTCTGATTGGTGTAGTGCTGTTTGGATTACATCAAGAAGGGATATAACTGATGAGGAAGTAAGCACCCTTAGTAAATTTTATATAGTATAGGAGCAGTAAATGAATATAATAGATGTAGAGAAAAATTTCTATGAAGGAATAAAAGATACCATAGTAAGTGGATTATTTTATGATTGGTTTGATAAAAGTGTAGCACAAAGAATTGCTAGGTGCTATGGATTAACAAGGGATGACATTCTTAACTATGATTTCACAGAGCTAGGTAGTTTTGATAACTGCACAGAAGAAGAGATTGATGATAAGTTTGGTAAAGAAACTCTATACCCACAACCTGAGGAGGTGTAATGGCTAACTATAAATATGAAGTAATAACAGACAATGAAGTATCAGTAGATTTTGATACTATTGAGGAAGCTCATAGATACAGAGATGAGCTTGATAAAACAAACAAGTATGATATAATTACTGTTAAGAGATACTGGTACATGGACGAACTTATAACACAGGAGGATAACAATGAGTAACAATAGCTTTAGAGAAGTAATGAAAGGCTTTAACTGGCAACAGGCACAAGCCAAGGACATGCAAGAACTAGAAGATAGACATGACTCTGATGAAGAAGAAATATTAGAGGAACAAAGACTCATGAGGAATGATGACTTGCGTGATGAGTATAGAGAGCGAGGACTAGACCCTCGTGAATTTTATTCGGAGGTAGACTAATGGCTAACCCTAATAATAATATGAATGCTTACAACCAAGCATTAGAAATTAACAGAAAGTTAAAGAAAGAAAACGACAAGATGAGAGATGTCTTGGTGTTTTCAATACAGGTTTTAGATGGTGAGTTTAATAAAGAAGTTCAAAGCAAAGATAATATAATTGGTTTGATTAGACATAAAATAGATGAGGTGTTAAATGGCTGATAAGAATGGAGTAGAAAGAACTTATGCTAACAAAGATGAGTATGACTGGGAAGGTGGTGAGGTAGATGAGCCACAATTATACAATTATAAAGTAGATGTTAAATGGACAGGTACCATAGCTTCATTTAACATAGTGGCTGAGAGCCAACAGGAAGCTATCCTAGTGGCTAATAAAAAGTTAGACATGGATAGCAATGGGTTAATACATTTTGATGCGAGGGTAATGGAATGAGTGAATATTATTTTGATAGAGTAAATTCTAAAGGTGAAGTTATATTTAAAAGAGATACTAATGAAAGCTTAGAGGATGTTGAGAAGTATTTAAACTCTAAAAACATAGAGTATGAGGTTAAAGAACAAGCTCATATGATAAAAGTATTTACAAAAGGTAGGGATTATTCTTACTACTATACAACAGGAAGGTGGGCACCATATAAAAAATATTTAGGTGGCTATCCTAAAAAACATTACCATTCAAAAGGTATAGAAGATTTTATAACAAGGTTTATACAAGGAGAAAAGAAGTGAGATGCAGAGCATGTAACAAACAACTGAACGACAACGAGTCAGTGTATAAAGACAGTGAAACAGGTGAGTATTTAGATATGTGTAATGTCTGTATTCGTAAGAGCTATGCAAGCTTTGACTTGGAAGGTGATGACGATAGAAAATATGTTGAAACTTTGTTTACAAAGATACAATAGTGTGTTATAATATTATTATAGATATATAGATATTAAAGGTTAATAAAAGGTTAAGTAAAGGATAAATAAAAGATATATTAATAGCTATTATGGTGTCGTAGTTATTAATAATTTTTCAGACACCAATGAGGATATAATTATGGCAGTAGCAATCGGTGAAGCACTATACCCCGCTCTCTTTGAGCCTAAGGTAGATAAATACACACCAACTCCTGGAGTTTATTCAATAGACTTGAAGGTAACTGACGAAGAAAGGGATAGACTGATAGCATCAGGTATCAAACCAAAACAAAAAGATGCTAATGTGTTTGTGTTTAAGCGTAAGCCTATCACAGCTAAGGGCAACCACATGCCTGCACCTACAGTAGTAGATGAGAACAAGCATGGTTGGGATAGTGCAATTAAGATTGGCAATGGTTCCAAGGTCAAGGTAGCTTATGATACTTATGAGCACCAAGCCACTGAGCAGTTTGGCTTAGGTAAATCTTTATCAGCAGTACAAGTTATTGACTTGGTCGAATACTCTGGAGGTGGCAACGCCCTTGATGAGTTCGATGCTGTAGCTAAAGAGGTTGACGAGTTCTAACCACATAAGACTCTTATGTAAATGGCTACTCTGTAATGGGGTAGCCACTTTTAATTTAACTGGGATGAATTATGGAACAGCAACAAGGCACCTTTGTTCAACACGAACCATGTCCACAGTGTGGCAGTAAAGATAACCTAGCAAGGTACTCTACTGGTCAAGGATATTGTTTTGGTTGTGGACATTGGGAAGGACCTAACGGTCAGAGTAAAGCTGAACCAATTATAGAGGATAAGAGGATGGAATTATTTACAGGTAACAGTGGTGCCATTGTAGACAGAGGTATCAATGCAGATGTCGTAAAGAAGTATGGTGTTACCTTACAGTATGGAGAGGATGGTTTAATCAAGAAGCATTGCTACCCATACCATGATGCTGACAATGGTGAGCATCTAGGTAACAAGGTACGCACTGTTGATACCAAAGACTTTATCTATGATGGTAACAGTAAGGATGTAGGACTGTTTGGAGAGAACATATTCAAGGGTGGTGGTAAGTACATCACAGTCTGCGAGGGCGAGCTTGATGCAATGAGTGTTCACCAAATGTTCGGTAACAAGTACGCATCAGTCAGTCTACGCACTGGCTCTAAAGGTGCGAAGAATGATATCAAGCGTAGCCTTGAGTACCTAGAGTCATTCGACTGGGTAGTCTTGTGCTTTGACACAGACAAGGCAGGCAAGGATGCAACCAAGAGCGTGGTAGATTTGTTCTCACCTAACAAAGTTAAGGTGTGTAACCTACCTCTCAAGGATGCAAACGAAATGCTAGTGCAAGGTAAGATAGCTGACTTCACTAGGGCATGGTGGGATGCCAAGCCTTACAGACCGGATGGTATTGTAGCTAGTGAGGACACATGGAACATACTGACAGAGGAGATACGTGTCGAGTCCGTTCCTTATCCGTGGGTTGGCGTCAATGATTTAACCTATGGTTTCCGTAAGGGTGAGCTTGTAACTATTACAAGTGGCTCAGGCATGGGTAAATCTCAAATGGTCAGAGAGCTAGAACATTACTTGCTCAACGCAACTGATGAGAACATAGGTATCTTAGCTTTGGAAGAGAGCGTAAAGAATACTACGCTAGGTGTTATGTCCATCGAAGCTAACAAACCATTGCACCTCAACATGCAAGACGTAGATGACAGTGAGCTTAAAGGTTACTGGGATAAGACCATGGGCAAAGGTCGTGTGTTTATGTATGACCACTTCGGTAGTACCAGTGAGGATAACTTACTCTCTAAGGTACGCTACCTAGCCAAAGGTTTGGACTGTAAGTGGATTGTACTGGACCACCTGTCTATCGTAGTCAGTGACCAAGAGGTTATGGATGAGCGTAAAGCTATTGATAGTATCATGACTAAGCTACGACAGCTCGTACAGGAAACAGGCATAGGCTTGTTCCTTGTTTCTCACTTGCGTAGACCAATGGGTAAGGGTCATGAAGAAGGTGGACAGATAAGTCTATCAGAGCTTCGTGGTTCAGCTAGTATTGCACAGCTATCCGACATGGTGATTGGCTTAGAAAGAAACCAACAAGCTGATGACCCTGTGGTTCGTAACACTACGATACTTAGAGTCTTAAAGAATAGATTCAGTGGACTCACTGGTCCTGCATGTTCTCTACACTACGACAAAGAAACTGGTAGAATGAAGGAAACAGATTCAGTGGGAGAATTTTAATGAAACAAATTATACTAGACATAGAAGCGAACGGTCTTAGACCTGACACTATATGGTGTATAGTTGCTAAGGAGGTAGAGTATGGAACTGTTAATGTCTTTATTGGCGAAGATATTTTTAGCTTTCCTGATTGGGTACGTGATAATAGTATTACTCACATTTGTGGGCATAATATTATTGGATATGATTTACCCGTCTTGGAAAAGATTACGGGATTCAGATGGCAAGAAGCTATTCAAGACACGCTAGTCATGTCAAGACTTGCCAACCCTAACAGGGAAGCAGGTCATTCACTAGAGTCATGGGGTAACAGGCTTGGCTTTAGCAAGGGCGACCACTCTGAATGGGGTGAGTTCTCTTGGGATATGGTTGAGTATTGTAAGCGTGATGTTGAGTTAACTGAGAAGGTATACGAAACATTGACCAAGGAACTGTCAGGTTTCAGAGAGGATAGCATAAAGCTTGAGCATGATGTTGCTCGTATCATAACCAAGCAGATAGAGAACGGTTGGTTTATTAATGAGCGTGAAGCTAACCTATTACTTGGTGAGCTGAGAGAAAAGCTACATAATGTAGAGGTTGATGTGCGTAATACATTCAAGCCACTACCTGTGTGGATAGACCTTCCTCATCCCGGTGACAAGTGGTACAACAAGGATGGCAGTACATCCAAGCGTGCACAAGCACAGCTAGACAAGGGTGCTCATTATGAAGCAACAGATGAAAGTGTGAGGAGTAAGTGGGGTTACTATATATACCCTGAGTTTAATCTTGGCTCTCGTCAACAGATAGCTAGGTACCTTCAACACTTTGGTTGGAAACCTACTGAGTTTACAGAGAAAGGTAACACGATTGTCAACGAGCGTGTACTTAATGAGGTAGACTTACCACAGGCTAAACAGATAGCTGAGTATCTTATGTTACAGAAACGTGTAGCACAGGTGCAGAGTTGGGTAGATTCAATCGAGATTGATGGCAGAGTACGTGGCTATGTCAATCCTATCGGTGCTGTGACTGGTCGCATGACACATGCTAGACCTAACCTAGCACAGGTACCTGCATCCTATTCACCTTACGGTGCTGAGTGTCGTAAGCTATGGACCGTAGAACATGGTAACTTCCTAGTAGGTATGGATGCCAGTGGTCTTGAGTTACGTATGCTCGCCCACTATATGAACGACCCTTCCTATACTCGTGAGGTATTAGATGGTGACATTCATACTGCTAACCAAAAGTCTGCCGGTCTACCTACTCGTGACCAAGCCAAGACTTTCATCTATGCTTTCCTATATGGTGCAGGTGATGAGAAGATTGGTAGCATTGTAGGTGGTACATCTGCTGATGGTAAGGAAGTCAAGCGTAAGTTCCTTGATAACACACCTGCTCTCAAGTCTTTACGTGAGCGTGTAGCGACAGCATCTAAGCGTGGCTACCTCATAGGCTTAGATGGTAGGCGTATCATAGTAAGGTCTGAGCACTCTGCTCTTAACACTTTACTTCAAGGTGCAGGTGCTATTGTCATGAAGAAAGCTTTGGTCCTTCTTGATAAGAACGCTAGATGGCGAGAGCTTAACTATAAGATTGTTGGTAACATACATGATGAGATACAGACAGAAGTTCTTGATATGGATTCCAAAGCTTTTGGTGAGCTTGCTGTTCTTTCAATAGAAGAAGCAGGCAAAGCCTTTAACCTTAACTGTCCATTGGATGGTGAATACAAGATAGGAGAAACGTGGAATGAAACGCACTAACTTTAAATGTGACAACGTAAACCCTAGCCATTACAGGCAAGGCAAGATAGAAGTAATAGACTTTATACTAGACCAAAAGATGGACTACCTAACTGCGTCAGCTATGAAGTATATCTGTAGACATAATCACAAACATGGTGAGGATGGAGATGGTCAGATAGATGACCTAAGAAAAGCAAGATGGTTCATTGAGAAACTAATCGAGCAAAAACTGGGAGCAAAAGATGAGTAATATAGATGACTTAGTTCAAGATATATACGACTTAGCTGAAACAAAGAGTCACCCTGCTAGGGTACCTGCCGAACAAATCTTTAAAGACTTCGGTTCCAACATGGAATCTATACTTAGAGATTGGCTATACCCTAAGGACTATAGCAATGGTACATTAAGGATGTCTAACATTGGACACCCTGATAGAAAGCTGTGGTACAAACACAGGAAAGATAAGTACAAAGGTGAGAGATTAAAAGCTCACACTTTAATCAAGTTTCTTTATGGTCACTTGATTGAAGAGATGATACTCGCACTGGTCAAACTCTCCGGTCATGATGTAACAGATGAACAGAAGAGAGTAGAGCTTGAAGGTATCAAGGGTTCAATGGACTGTAAGATTGATGGTCTGTTGTGTGATGTAAAGTCTACATCAACCTATGGCTTCAAGAAATTCAAAGAGAACAGTCTGCAATATGATGACCCCTTTGGATACATAGACCAAATCAGTGGCTATGGTCAGGCTGAGGGTGCTGATG